CCGCTCATACCCTCGACGGTCTCGCTGTACTTCTTGACCTGCTCGATTATCCAGTCCAGGTTGATCTCGTGCAGATTGGTGTAGGGCATATTGTCAAATAGTGCCATTGGTTTACCTCCTCAGTATACCAGTAAACAAAACTTGTGTTTGAACTCGTCAGCGATGATCTGCACGACGTCGAAGTCTACGACCTCGCGCTGTTCGCGGATAAGCTGCATGGTGGACGTCACGCCGATGTTACCGGTCTCACGGTGGGTGCGGGTCCTGGTAACGGTCTCGCCGAGGTCCTCGCTGCGAGTCTCGCTGTGGCTATCCTCTCGCTCCTCGCTCGTGGTGCCGCTGTCGGTGCCGCTGTCGGTCAGCTGATCGCTCGCGGTGGTGCTGTCCTTGCTGTCGACGGCAAGCGTGTTGTCGTTGAAGCCGGTGACCTCGTGAGTCTGCGAGCCGGTGCGGGAGCCGGTCGACGTGCGGCTCTTCGTCTGGCTGTTGGTGCCGCTGGTGTCGCTCGTCGCGCTGCCGCTGGTGGTGCCGTCTATAGACTGCTCGCGTTCGACGGTCTCGGTGTCGGTGATCGTCGCGTCTTTATTCCAGAGCGGGTCGTACTCGTACTGTGTCGTTTCGTACATCTTCTCCCAGGCGTCGACGCGGTGATGCGACCACGATTTGATCGCGCGCTTCATAAAATCCGGATTGGTATAGACCAGCTCAAGCTCGGCGCAGTCGAGCAGAATAGCATCTTCGACCTGTTCGCGGTCTATCTGCACCGGTAGATGCAGGTCGTCAAGCAGGTCCGGCCGTGCCGTGTATAGGCCGATGATAGACAGGTTAGCGCGGCTCATATATATCACCTCCCGGTATCATTATATCAGTATCGCCGTACTCACGCCACTCGACGTTCAGCTCGCTCTCGGAATATCCGAACATATCCCGCGCGAGCTCAAGATCCCGCTGCAGGTTGTCGAGCCAGAGCGAGCCGAGCGTGCGGACCTCCTGGCTGTTGCTCTCGACTTCCGCGCTGATCAGGCGCTCACGCTTCTCGGTGTTGGCGTTCGGTATACCGAAATCGGTGTCGAACTGGCGTTCGATGCTGCGCAGCGTGTTCAGCAGGTCGCCGGCGATGTAATTTTCGCGCAGGTTCTGCGTGAAGGTCGTCCAGAGCGGGTTGCCCTCTTCATCGAACAGAGATTTGTCGACAGCTGCGGCCGGGTTGCCGGCGTTGAGCTGGTCGAACATCTTCTTGAACGTCTCAGCGGCTGACTTGCCGGAGGCAGCGAACACATAGCCGAGCTTGCTGTTGACGACGTTGACGGCCGCAGCCTCCATCGTGAGGGCCATAAGGTCTGCATAATATTCTATCTTGTCAATAGGGCTGCACCAGTCCGGCGAGAGCGACAGCACGGTGCAGACCTTGCCGATCTCCATCTCGCGGGCGCCGTTGATCAGAGGATTAGCGACGACTGCGCGCCGGGGCTGATAAAAGACATTGTAGCCGCTGAGCGTACAGCCCTGCGGTATCACGCCGTACCGGTCGGTATTGAAGATCGCCGCCGGGCCCCACGCATAGAGGACAAAGAGCAGATAGCGGTCAGCGTGCGCGCGGACCCACGCCGCCGGCATGGTCCACTTGAACTGAGTAATGGCGCGCTGCAGCAGGTAGCGCGCGAAATAGCGCTGCAGGAGCGCGTTGTGCGCATGTATCGTAGACGGCGAGCCCTGAGACGTCGCCAGGTTGATCTGCGCGTATTCATACGGTGCGATCATATAGGTCACCTCCATAGATGTAGATTTTTATTGCGGCCGTTCGGCAGTCGGCGGTTGCCTCCGGCGAGCAGCCAGATCGGCTTGCGGTCCGGCGGCAGGAACGGCGGATAGATGAACCCCTGGAACGTATAGCCGCTATATGGCGGTAGCCAGCTGTCAGTTTCGCCGTCGTAGATGAGCGCCTCTGTCCAAAACAGCGTGCCATTGTATGCGCTATTCGAGGTTATCGGAACTGCGCCGCCTCCGGACATCTGTTCGACGACCGCGACGTGCCCGCCGTAATTGCCGCCTGAGTAACAGGCGATCGCTCCGATCTGCGGAGTGCGCCCGCGCTGGTAGCCGTCGCCGGTGTTATAATACCAGTCCTGCGCGTCGCCGCGGTAGAGCCGCGGGCGCTCGCCGAGCGCCTCATACCATCGGCCCCACGCATACCCGACGCAGTTAGGCATCACGAAGCCGGTGCTGCTATCTATTACTATACATTCGTTCAGGCCGTCGACGCCGTCGACCAGGTAGCCGGTGTGCCGGTAGTACATGTTCGAGACGTCCGGCGCGGTCAATCTCGGCAGCCAGGCCATAGCTACACCTCGAAATAGAAGCCGCCGGTCAGGTAACCGGATATCGCGCGGCGCTCCGGATCAGTTGCGGCGATGCTCACGTCGCCCTCTGCGCAGAGAATGTAACCGGGGATCGTCCTGATCACGCGGGTCTGGCAGAGCGGAGCGCCGAGCTCTTCGGTGCTGGCGGACGCGATGAGGTAGTAGTTGAGGCGCAGGCTCGGCAATTCGTTATAATACGCGACAAGCGAGCCGTTAGCACCTTTGCGCTCAAGCGCGCCGGCAGCGCCCTGTATCAGCGAGCCGATCGCGGAGATGCCGCCCATGATCGCTCCAACAGGATTGCCCATCGCGGCAGACACAGCTGCGCCGGCAGCCGAGCCGAGCGGCGTGGCAAGGTCATGTGAGATCTGCGCCAGCTCGATCGGCACGCCGACTTGCGCGAGCATGTCCGGCAGCATCGCGAGCCTGGTAGTACCGTTGTACGCGAGCAGATTAAGGCGGCCGATACCGCTGATAAGATCCACGGTCGTCTTGACGTGCAGCGTGTCGGCACCGTACAGGATCGCGGTATCGACCGGCCAGGAGCCGAACGGCTGGAACTCGAACACGTATTCGCTGAACGGCGCGCAGTTAAGATACCCGCCGCGGGCCGCGGCCTGCGGGTGCTTGGGTATCAATATAGTCGTCTCCGGAGGGTCGAAAAACGGCGCCTTAGGCAGCTTGTACGCGGACGTCTGGAGAGACCACCAGCCGAACTTTACATAATTGACTTGTGAGCCAAGGCTTGTGGCGTCAAATGGGAAATACATCGCGCTCGAAATGTACTGGAACGGATTGAAGATCATCTTCTGCAGATCCGGATCGAGAGCCTGCCCGGAGACGCCGAGCCACTGATTGTCGCCGAAGAGATAGTTGAAGAACGTATTCAGCTGCGACTGATCAAACGCGTAATACTGGACCGCGCCCATGCTGGCAGTACCGGTGCCGCCTCCGATGATGCCGAGCACATAGGTGCCGTAACCGTACGGCTCGAACGGCGCGCCGCCCTCCGGAGGCGTGCGGGTGATCTGCTGGCGGCCGCCGGTCGTCGGATACATCTGATCAACGATCCCGCCGTCGCTCGCTGCGGACGCGCGCAGCACATACCTGCTCGACGCGCCGATCTCCGTCTGATAGGTCGCGAGCACGTCGCAGGTCAGCTGGATATCCCAGAGCGGGCCGTCGTTGACGTAATCACGTATAAAATAGAAGCGATTGAACGCGGGTATCTCGCAGTACACTAAATCGGCGGGGCTTGAGGCGGCCCCGCCGGCGAGCTTGAGCCTGATGGTCGGGTCCATCAGGCCGGTCTGCTCTTTGAGAGTGCACTGGTAGGTGGTCGGCGTTAGCGACGCGGCGGGCCGCTTGGTGCTGTTCGTGCGTTTGCTGAACTGTGCAGCTGTATAGAATTTAACTGCAAATGACATAGCGGCCCTCCTTTTCTATGCGCTGTGATCGAGGATCAGCACTACGCCGTTTTCGGTAAAATCGTTCCAATAGCGATCGGTGAAGTGCCAGAACATGTTCGTATATCCGCCGCGCGCGTTGAACGGGCTGTTCGCCTGCCACTGGTTGATCACGGTGTAGCCGGCGGCCTCCTCGTCGAAGATCACGCCGAGGACGTTTTCAAGGGTGACGGCGGAGGGGTTGGCATGCACGCTGCCGTCTGCGTCGTTGTATCCGGGCGTCGCGTTGATCTCCATCGGCGTGTTGATGTTCTGCCAGAAGTTTACGCGCTCGTAATCGGCGATCTTCAGATAATCGTCGTGGAAGGTTCCGGAGACGACAGAGGCGTCCATGTTATTCAGCTCTTTTGCATACAGGTAGATCTTCTGCCTGTCGAGCGGGGTGTGTCTGTGGATGAGCTTGGCAGCGCCGCCGATCGTGAAATTCTTATGGAACTTCACAGAGCGCTCGGTCATCATGTCGCTGACGGTCTTGAGGTAGCCGAAGAGCCACTTGGTGAACGGCACGAAATTAGACGGCTGCTTGATGCTCTGCGCGGTCAGGCCGGTCAGTCCGGTCTCAGACTCGTAGAGGTCGAGCAGATAGATCACGTTCGCGCTGTCGCTGGCGGCCTTGCCGGCGATGAAGTTTGCAACAGTCGCGCGCGCGGTCTCCTCGTGCCACTTCTCGATCTGGTTCTGCATGTGCTCCATGAGGCCGCTGATGAAGCGGGTGAACTCTTCCGGTCCGGAGAATGCGACGTCGAGCTGGTCGCGGTAGATGGTGATGTGCGCCTGATAGACGCTCTCGCCGTAGAAGTTGGTCTGGAGAACCTGCGGCTTCTTGACGGCGTACTGATCGATGCTCTGGCCGTCTACCAGCTTGATCCTGTCGTCCTCTTCCGGGTCCTGATCGATGTAGTTGAGCTTGCGGACGTGGTTGCCGTAGCGGATGCTGTCGGCCTCGAGGCCGGCAAACTTGCGGTTGTAGGGCCTGACCGAGAAGATCGTGCGGCTGAGGACCTGCGAGATCGCGGTCGCGAGCGGGTCGTAGCCAGTCTCAAGTCCTACTTTGGCGACAGCGACGAATTCAGCGGGGTTGGTCGGCGCTATCTGCTTGCGGCCGGATGCCTGGCTAACGATCTCGGTCAGCACGGTCGCGGCCTGGGTAAAGGTCATAGTGTTCATGTTTCTCCTCCTTATTTAACTACACGTGGCGGGTTGATCACCTGCGCGAGCACCTCGTCGGCGGTGAGCTCGTGCGGCTGTTCAGAGCTGCGGATGTTCGCGGCCTGGAGATTATCCAGCGCTACACCTATGCGCTGCAGCATAGCGGCGACCGGATCAGGCGTGGGCTGCGGTTCCTGTGCCGGCGCGGGTGCCGGTGCGGGCTGAGGATCCGCAGCTGCGGGCGCCGGTGCAGGCTGCGGGTCTGCAGCTGCGGGCGCCGGAGCGGCGGCCTCTGCGGCCTGCAATCCGGCGATCTGCTCGGCGCTGAACCCAGCGTTTGCCAGAGCAATAATGTCTTTTACATTCATATCTATTCTCCTATCTTTGTAACAAGTGAAGTGATAGCGATCTTGAGCTCGACGATCGCGTCTTTTAACGCGGCCGTCTCTTCCTTATGGCTCTTTGACTCTTGCATCATGTACCAAAACAGCACGCCGCACATGACGATCGGAAAACCAACACTGCTAACGGCCTGGATCAGGTCAACACCTTCCATGTTATCCTCCCTTAAAGTAGGCAGGGGCGTTGTGCGCCGAGCTTGCGCGTGCCCGCCCTTCCGGGGCTGCTCTTGGGCTGCCCCTGCTCTAACTTTAATTTATATGAAATACAAATAATTGTCAAATCAATTATAATAGCGTTTCAGCAGGATCTCGCAGGTCGAGTTTTCAAAGAAGATCTTGTTCTGCATATACGCGCGCCAGATGTATCCGTATGCGCGGACCACTCGCCTCCGGTCGGTGTCGCTCGCAGTGTAGCGCGGGCCGCCTCCGCTCCGGTGCTGGCTCACGTAATACCGATCGCCGGCCTTGTGCTTGTATACGCTGATCTCGCCGACGGTGAAGAGCAGCCGGTATTCAGCGAGCGGCTGCGGCGCGATGTTATCGCCGATATCCTGAAATACGTTATTAAGCGCCATATCGGCGAACTGCCCGCCCGCGGCCCGGTACAGAGCAGTGCCGCGCTTCTTATCGCTTATGGGTGATCTGTCCATGATATACAGCGAGATGCCGCGCTTCTCGTCACGGCGCAGCTCCTGGCCCTTGCGCCGCATCTTCTCGGCATCGGTCACCAGCTCGAGCTCCATGAACAGCGGGTTGCCCAGGTCCATCGAGTTAGCCGCGCAGATAGCGGTCAGCGGCCTGCGGCCCTCCAGCTCCCTGTTGCGGTTGATGGTCTCGTAGACGTTCAGGAACGTCTGCCCCTCCTCGCGGATCGCCCTGGCGGACGGCTCCGGGATGAACTCATCGTAAAAAAGCACGTCGACGTCTGAGAGGTCCACGCCGCGGAGGTTGCTGAACGTGGACAGCGCGGCAGCATAGCCGAGGACTTCGCCGGCAGGCTTACCGTCCGCGTCCGAGTCGTAGAAGCCTGCCATATATTTATTGATCGGATCCGGCACGATGTGCCAGCCCATGTCGAGGTTGAGCCGCTTGAACGGCATAGCCGCCGGGCTGCTCAGGATCTCGAACTGTGCCGAGGTCCGGCGCAGCAGGATGAAGCGCTGCTTGTGTTCTATTATGTATTTCAGTATGCCATATGTCTTGCCGGTGCCGCGGCCGCCGACGATGAAAGTAAACGGCAGCGGGTCGCGCATGATCTTCGGCACGTCCAGGTATCCGGATGGCAGGTATATGCTCATGGTGTCCTCCATATTAAAACAGCGGGCTCACGTGGAGCCCGCCGGTCTGACGTCCTGCTGCTATTCGGCGACGTCGCAGGTGATGAACGTGCGGCCGCCCTTGCTGGTGCCCTGGACGATCTTGATAGCCTTGACCTGCTCGCCCATGTCCTCAAACATATCTATCATGTCCGAGAACTCGCGCACGAACGTGCCGGAATTAGTCGCGAGCACGTCGCCGTCGGTGGTCCTGATCGAGCAGATGGTCTGCGGCTTGCCGTCCGCGTTCACGTCCTCGTAAAAGACGTACTCGGCGATCTCGATAGTCTGCCCGGCGGCGTCGCTGAGCTTGCGGATCGCGGGCGACTTGCTGAGTCTGTACACGGTCGCGGCGGTCATGTTGCTGTTGCTGGTTCTAAGGATCTTCATCTTGTTCCTCCTAAAAGTAGTGCTTGTGCTCTGCGGGCGTTAGTGCCCGCATCATTAGTGTACAATAGTTATTAGTAGTTGTCAATCGTTAATTGCCGGAATAGCGCAGGAGCCGCTCATAGTCTCCGGCAAGGCCGAGCGTATAGTAGTCCGGCCGCAGCACGACGTTCGATGTGATATCGAGCCGGTGCCCATCGATGATCAGCGGCGCGAGCTGCGGGTGATCGTTGTAGACAGCCTCGGTGCCGCCCGCGTCGCGAAATACGAAGCCGGGCTTGAACGCCTCGACGCCGCCGGAGCGCGCGAGCTCGGCGCCGGCCATGCTTTTATTGACGCCTGCGATCGTAGCTTTGAGCTTGCCGCCGTACTCACAAAGGTACTTCTTTGCTCCCCACGTGACGAACTTGTCAGCCGTGTCCTCGACCTCATACACGCCCATGTAGTGCGTTTCACCGGCCGGGTCCGTGGCATATGCGCCGCTGGCGAGGCTGTCGCGCCGACGCTCCACGTTGTAGGCGGCCCAGTCGACGGAGCCGACATACTTGACGCTGTCGGTGTCACAGTAGACGAAGCCATCGCCCCACGGCTGCGAGCTGGCCAGTCTGATGCCCTCTTCAAGCCGGAGCCGGGCCCAGGCCGTCACCCATACGCCCCAGGCATAAGACAAGAACGCGTGCTTGTTGCTCTCATCCAGGAGCTCGGCGGGGTCCTTACCCTCCGGCACATAGCCGCCTTGATCGGCAGCCTCCTGGTCCTTAAAGAGTATGCGATCCTTGACTGGGTCCTGCGCGCTCATGCCGTAGATGCTGTTCAGCTTATTCTTCTCTTTAGTATAGTAGACTTCCTGACCCGGCACGCCCTTCAACTCGGTCTTATTTTTATAGTATCGCTTTGTGACCTCAACAAGCGCCGGAGGCAGCTTGCCGTATCTGGCATAGGCCACATCGATCGGCACAGCGTCGAAGTCGTATTCGCTCAGCATGATCTCGAGATCGATGTCTGTCAGCGTGATCTCGAAGTAGTCCGCCGAGAGCAGGCGCCCATTGTCAACGACCAGCCCACGGCCATACCGCGTCTTGCTCTTCGGCACATATGGGCAGCCCCACGTAGGATCACGCAGCCGCAGGTCGTAGATTGCCACGCGCAGCAGCACCGCCTTGTGCCGGCGCCCTATGAGATCCAGCACCTCTTCCCAGCTGAGCGCGCCGGCCTCGAAGAAGCGGCTGACCGGGAACTCACAATTCACCTGCACGTCTGGATAACTACTGGAACGGTCCGCGCTGTGAACGTCGCGTACGATCTTGCCGGCATAATACCTGTTAGCATGTGTATTGCCACCTCGGAACGCCTCGCGCAGCATCGTATATATGTGCAGGTCCGGCAGAAGAGACGGCAGATACGACGGCGAGACCTTGCGCATCGCCTCTTTAGCGTCGCGCCGGACGTAG